ACACGAGTTGACACAACAAGAGTCTGAGGTGTAATAACAAAGCAATCTGTATAAATAGATTGCTTATAATCAACAAGAAATACTAGAGGAGACTTTTTTTGGAATCAGAATCACTTATTGAACTGTGGGAAACTTTAAAAAGTTATATTCCCACTAAAGACAGAATAGAAGCAGGCGAAATGTTTATTAAACAATGTGATGATTTAGGAATGAGTATCGATGACATTCATGTGTTAATCGATGGCGATGAAGTCTTAGAAGTATCATTAGATAGATTTTTTGATGAAGAGGATGAAGACGACAATGATGATTGGGACTAATGAATTGGTATAGCAAAATAGTAAACGACTGGAGTGAGATTCCAAACTGCATTCAATTTTTTGAAAAGGAACTTGTAGATGCAAGAAAAGAAGTAAAGATACAAGGAAACATAGAAAAAAATGCCACTTATCTTCCTGCATATGTTGAATTGCGTTTTGGACAATTACAAGAGATAGAAGCAATATTAGAACATCTAAATATTCAGTTACGAAAAAAGAGAAGTTCGTATCTTAGAAAATATTTAGAAAATTATAACAAAGTTTTAAGTAGCAGAGACGCCGAGAAATACGCAGATGGCGAAGATGAAATTGTTGCAATTGGCGAATTGATAAATCAAGTTGCTTTGGTTAGAAATCAATATCTAGGAATAACAAAAGGATTCGAAATTAAACACTTTCAACTGTCAAACATTATTAAGTTACGTGTGGCAGGAATGGAAGATTCAGAAATTAACACATATTAGGGTAGAGACAATAATGACTGGAATTCATATAGTTAAGAGAAACGGAGAGAAAGAGAGTTTAGATTTAGAAAAGATGCACAAGGTAGTGTTTCAAGCCTGTAACAATATTAACGGAGTATCTGCAAGTGAAGTTGAATTAAAATCACATCTTTCATTCTACAGTGGAATGACAAGCAGTGAAATCCAAGAAACACTAATCAAAGCGGCAGCCGAATTAATATCAGAAGACTTGCCAAACTATCAATGGGTTGCTGGCAATCTAATCAATTATCATATTAGAAAAGAAGTATACAATAACTATGAACCATGGCATATCGCTGAGTTAGTTAATAAGAATGTCAAATCTGGATTTTATGATAAAGCATTATTAGAAGATTATTCAATAGAAGAATGGGAAAAGATTAATGGTTTTATCAAACATGAGAGAGATTTTGACATCACTTATGTTGGAATGGAACAGTTTCGTGGTAAGTACTTAGTACAAAATCGAGTCACAAATAAAATTTATGAAACGCCACAAATGGCATATATACTAATTGCGGCAACATTATTCAGTGATTATCCAAAGGAAGAAAGATTAAGATGGGTTAAGGATTATTATGATGCTATCAGTACATTTGATATCTCATTACCAACGCCTGTTATGGCTGGTGTTCGTACACCACAGAGACAATTCAGTAGTTGTGTGTTAATTGAAACAGATGATAGTTTAGATAGTATCAATGCGACATCTAGTGCTATTGTTAAATATGTCTCTCAGAAAGCAGGAATTGGGGTTGGTGCGGGTAGTATTCGTGCTATTAACTCCCCTATTCGTAATGGTGATGCAAGTCATACTGGCGTTATTCCATTCTATAAGATGTTTCAAGCGGCAGTTAAATCGTGTTCACAGGGCGGTGTCCGCGGCGGTGCCGCAACATTATATTATCCTTGTTGGCATTTAGAAGTAGAAGATTTACTTGTATTAAAGAATAATAAGGGCACAGAAGACAATCGTGTTCGTCATATGGACTATGGAGTTCAATTCAATAAACTTATGTATGAACGACTAATGCAAGGTGAAAACATCACATTATTCAGTCCACAAGATGTTCCTGGTTTGTATGAATCGTTCTTTAATGACCAAGATAAGTTCCGTGAACTGTATGAACAAGCAGAACGTAAGACATCTATTCGTAAGAAATCAGTACCTGCTATTGACTTATTTTCATCATTTATGAATGAACGTAAAAGTACTGGACGTATCTATTTGATGAATGTAGACCATGCGAATGACCATAGTTCTTTTGATACATCTGTAGCACCGATTAAACAATCAAATTTATGTTGTGAAATTACTCTTCCTACTAAGCCACTAACAAGTGTCCATGACGAAGAGGGCGAAATTGCTCTCTGTACACTCAGTGCCATCAATTGGGGAAATATTAAATCACCAGAAGATTTTAAAAAGCCATGCGAGTTAGCAGTGAGAGGACTTGATGCTCTATTAAGTTATCAGAACTATCCACTGATTGCAGCCGAGTTGGCAACAAATAATAGGAGACCTTTGGGTGTAGGTATTATTAATTTTGCGTATTGGTTGGCTAAAAATGATACGAATTATTCTGACCCTAACTTAGAGTTAGTTGACGAATGGGCAGAAGCATGGAGTTATTATCTGGTTAAAGCATCTAATGACTTAGCAAAAGAGATAGGTCCATGTCCTAAATCAGACGAAACAAAATACGGTCATGGGGTTGTGCCAATTGACACTCGTAAGAAAGAAGTTGATGAACTTGTTTCTCATAAAGAAAGAATGCCATGGGCATCTCTTAGAGAAGACCTTAAAGAATATGGAATTAGAAATTCTACACTAATGGCACTTATGCCTGCTGAAACATCAGCACAGATTTCAAATTCTACAAATGGCATCGAACCGCCACGTAGTCTTGTTAGTGTTAAACAATCAAAGCACGGAGTACTGAAACAAGTTGTTCCTGGTATTCACAAGTTAAAGAGTAAATATGAACTTCTATGGGACCAGAAAAGTCCAGAAGGTTATTTAAAGATTATGGCAGTATTACAAAAATATATTGACCAAGGTATCTCAGTGAACACAAGTTATAATCCAGTACATTTTGAAGATGAGAAGATTCCAATGTCAGTGATGCTACAGCATCTTATTATGTTTTACAAGTATGGTGGAAAACAACTATATTACTTTAATACATTTGATGGTCAAGGTGAACTAGATATAAATGCTCTTAATGATGAACCATTAGAGCCTGGATTAATAGATGATGAAGACTGTGAAGGTTGCACAATATAGGGGATATAAGATGACGGTTTTTAATTCGAAAAACAGACAAGACCATACTAAAGCAAAAGCATTTCTAGACCCATCGGGGGGAGTAACGATTCAACGATATGATATGTTAAAATATAAACAATTTGATAAACTTACTGATAAACAGTTGGGTTTCTTCTGGCGACCAGAAGAAGTTGATTGTAATAAAGATACAAACGACTTTAAACTTCTTACAGAAAATGAACAACACATCTTTACGAGCAATCTTAAA